GGGGTCGAAGTCAATGCCGGGCAACAGCTTCACATCAGGCGTTGTGACTTCCAGCCAATCCGACCATAGCGCATCGCCGCCCGCCTCCATGACGAAAACGCCGCGAACCTCAAACGTGGCATTGTTCGGGAAATTTCCGGGGATCTGGATCCGCCACGGCTCTCCGTATGGCACGGCGATATCGATGAATGGATTTGCCGCGCCAGGCACCCGGACCTGAACACGAACGTCCCTGATGCCCTGCAAGCCCGACTGATACCAAACCTCAATGCCGGGTCGGCGCTCGCGGCCCAGTTCATCGAGAACCGGGACACCATACACCTGCCAGCCGATCATCGGCATGGGCGGCGTCCCGACAAGCTGGACCGGGCCATCGATCACAGGCGAGAAATCCTCGCCCTGATTCCAGTCATAATCGGCGGGATCGACTTCCGTCAGGTCAAGCATGACATCGAGATTTGCTCGATCCGCCATGCCATCGACGCGCATCAGTTTCGAGACATAGCCATTGCGCTCGGATGTCCACTGCACGACATCGCCGGGCTCCAGAACCCAGAACTCAGGCCCCATCACGAACGTATGCCGGCGGGCGCGCTGGGCCTCGCGCAAGGCCGACAGCATCAGGCGCTGGACCTGGCCAGTGTATGGCACCATATCCAGAGACACGCTGGCCATCAGGCGGCGATTTCCGTCCAGCGCCTCAAGGTCGGTGCGGATCAGCGGCGGCGCGGTTTTCGTTGCCCATGCCTCTGCGGGATTTGGATATGTGGCCTGCACCCCGTTGATCGTATCCTCAAGCCCATAGAAGGGCGTGAACATCTGTTCCTCGGTGGATAGGATATCGGCGTCCGTGAACGATATCACGGGCGACCCCGGTTCGCCGACATGCAACTTATAGACGCCGCCGATCTCGGTCAGTCGGCCCTGACAGCCCGTAAGGATGGCCTCCAGTGCAGTCTTGATCTGGGCGCCGACCTGAATTTCGCCGCCGGTCCGATATGTCGGCTCCAGCCCGGCCGGACCATCGATCGTGGCGCGGCATTTATTGGCCTGCGCAGCCCACCATGCCAGCGGCACACGCGCACCAGGCATCGCCTGCAAGCCATAAAGCCACTGCCCGGCAAACGTGATTCCGCGCATGAGGTTGTAAGCCTGAACGGCCGGCAGGAAATCGCCATCGCCGCCCCACGTCGCAGGGTTTTCCCAGACATGTGCCCCGTTGGACGGGTCGAACAGTCGCGCCCCTTCAAGGTAGAATTTGAAGCGCGGAATGCCGCTGCTGAATAGCGGGTTTTCCTCGCCATCCTTGCGCTCGGGCGCCATGGATGTGACGATCGCATACGGGATGCCGCGACCCACGCGACTGCTATCATAGGGTCGCGCGGCGCTGGATACGGACCCCACAAGAAATCCATCCGCAGTGGTCTGCGATCCGTCATAGAATTTGACCCACATGTGATCCACGCCGCTGCGTCGATATCCGGCGACAGGCCACCCCAGAGAAGTTGCCTCGCCGGTCAGCAGGGTATCGGGAACTCCGTTCACCTCGACTGCCAGCATCGCGCGGATTGGGTAATCGGCAAGCGCGATGACCTCGGTCAGATATGCATTCGGAACCCCGCTGGCAGTTCCCCATGTGTTGCCATAGACGAACGATCCGGCGGTCGCGGTATATCCGAACAGGATCGAGCGCGGCACGTTGTCGCCGCCCTGCAGCTTGCCCTTGACGCCGAATTTCTGTGTCTGCGCTTCTGGCGTACCTGCGATGGCCTTGGCGATCAGATTGAGCGCAAGGCCAGCCGCGACCTGCAATGCGCCGGCCGTCAGCGCGGCGAGGAATGTTCCCGCGCCGAATATCGATGCGCCTATTGCGGTGAAGACTGCCATTTGACCCAGCTCATTTCCAGCGCTGTAAATCCAGCGCGTTCGTAAATTTTATCAGCCTGCGGGAACATGGCGAGCGATTTCACCTCGATCCCGAAAACCCCTTGCGACCAGGCCCATGCCTCATATTCCCGAAGCATCCCCAGACCCACACCGCGCGCATCAGGCGATACCCACCAGGCGACTTCATGGGCAACCTTGAACGGACCCAGCGGAGACTGCCCAATCGCCCCCAGCAGGACGCCGCGATCGCGCACGATGGCGATCTTGTCCGGGTTCGATAGGTGGTCCTGATACAGAGCATTAGCCCATGCCGTCGATGTCTTGAACGGCAACCCGGCTGCGGCGTGGAATTCCATCAGGAGCTTGACGGGATGGGTCATAGGAAACCCAGAAAATTACCCCAGCCAAACAGCCCGGCAGGCTTCTGTTCAACGGCCTTTTGCGTTCCCCGGATGGCACCCCAATCCAGATCCCAATCGGAAACCACTGCGGCGTCGATGAAGAAAGTATCGCCAGGCGCGCGCAGCTTCTGATCCTCATGGGATCGTGTTGCCGGGTTCGATCGCATCAGTTCCTGCGTGTGCGATACGCAGGTAATATCGACATAGCCCTCCTCGTTTTCGGACCCGGTATGGATTTCCACCAGGTTCACGAAACCGACGAACCTGACCACTGCAGGCGCCACCAGTTGATGCGATGATGGGTCAAACAGGCCGCGATGAATTTCCACGCGAGCCTGCTTGATGTCGTATAGGCGAACGGCGTTCTCGACCATCTCATCGAGCTGTGACATGCGAATATGCACGTCCTGCACCTGAATGACCGAAACGGCTGGAATATCGTTGATCTCGATCAGACCGCCGGCACCGTAATACGAGCGCGTGACTGGCAGGTTCGTATCCGGGTTCAGAACGAACGCCGAAACGTTATCCAGATCGGACCAGAACCCCACGGTCACAGGCGCGCCCGATTCTCGGTCACGCGCGACGAACCACAGGAAATCCCGAGCGACCAGTGCGCGCTGCTGCAATGCGAGCTGGTTTTCGGTCGATATGGCGCGCATCAGCCGCGAGCCTCCGTTGCCTGGAATGTCAGTGATCCACGCCCGTTAAGGCCGGTCTGGGTATTCACCGATCCCGGAACCACCGTCATCAGGACCCCCGGTTTTCGCACATTGACTGCCTGCCCGACCAGAACGCCGACCGACAGGTGGGGCGTCAAGGTTAGCGCGATGCCATCGACATCAACCACCTGGTGGAGCCATTTGTCGTTGAGTTCGATGTAATCGCCGATGCTGAAATTCACAGGCAGGTCAGTGGTGATGACCTTTCCGCCCGAAACAGTGAGAATTTCGCCCTCGGTCGTGATGGTGGCAGGCGCATCCCATGGAATGCCCATCAGCCATTCGCCGTCATCGTTCCAGAAGCCATCTTCCAGAACCCATCCCGGCGGGATGATATACCGACCGTATGGATGCAGGATCGGCCAGCATCGCGATTTCGACCATGCCCGGAACGTGACCATGCCGTTTTCGAGGGCGTTCATGCGGGCGCGCCATTCATCGATCTCGTTCGGGTTCATCTCGCGAGACTGATAAGACGCCATCCAGATCGGGGTGCCGAAATCCTTGACGCGGGTTCGACCTGATGCATGGCGGGACTGCTCCTGCCGCCACATCAGTTCAAATTGGGTTGTCCAGCCGGGGAAGCCTTCCATTATGATCGGCCCTTCTTTGATGCGGTGGCCATTTCCTTGCGGATCGTTGGGATGATCTCGCCTGCCATACGCCTCTGTCCAGCCTCAAGGCGAGCTATGGCGGCAGGATCCGCGCCGGTGGCATCGGTATTGAACGTCAGCGAAACGCCGCCCTGCCCCCCTAGCTGATGGTTTGGCGTGATGTTTCCGGCCGACGATGGGGTGAATAGTTCCGGACCCTTTTCGCCAACCAGGTAAGTCGTTCCGGACGAAACCGGACCGCCCGTCGCCTTGCCGCCGCCGAATAGCCCTGCGATATTAAATCCGGATTTTCCGAACAGATTATCCAGACCGACATCAAGCAGTTTGTTAGCGATCGATGACAGAACATTCGAGAACGCCTCGGCTGCGGATTTCCCCTCGATCAGGTCATCAATAAACCCGCGTGTCGCGCCCTGCAGTGTTGTCGCCCATTCCTTGGACATGGCATCGAGTTCACGGATGGCTTCCTGCTCGCTGTAGGTCGCGGAAACCAGTTCCTCGATCCGCGCACGCTGTTCCTCGGTGGCCATCGCGCCAGCCTGGCGCAGCGCATTCGAGATCGCCTGTTCCTCGCCGGATTTCCCGATGATGGAATATTCGTACTCCAGCGCCTCGATCAAATCGAGAACGGCCTGCATTTCCTGTTCGGCTTCGCTGATGGATTTCGCGGAACCCTTGTCGTCGGTCTTGATCTGCCGGCGGCGTTCCTCGGCGGCCAGGCGCTCCTTTGCCAACTCAACGATGCGCTCTTCGCCGAGGGCTTCGGCAGTGCCATCGCGTTCGGCCTGCGCGCGCTGGCGGTTAATCTCGTTATGCAGTGCCAATTCTTCCGCCGTCATGGCGTTGATCAGCTTCTGTTGCACGACATATTCAGCGGCATCCTTTGCCGCCATGCTTGCCAACGCCTCTGGAGTTGCCTGCGCCGCTGCAGTTTCCTGCGCGGAAATTGCAGCCTGAATGGCCGATGTCAGTGCGTTCCATCCGGCCGTGAATGTGGCGAGTGCTGATGCACCGGGGCCTGCCTGCAGAACCGCCAGAGATGCCGTGACGCGGCTCACATCCTCGGCGGTCGCGGTGCCATTTTCGAGGGCATACCCAAGTTCATTGACCGAGTTGTAAAACTGCACGACCTGATTGTCATCGGCTCCGAGGTTGCGCAACTGCATGTCGAGATCAGAGAACCCGGACTGCAATGCCTGCACATCGGAAAGCGCAGACGACATCTGCTCTTTTGACAGAACGCCGAGCGCGACTTCCTGATCGGATGCCTGTGCCGCGCGATCGAGCTGGTCCACATATGCCTTGAGGGCCGGAACCGCATCGCCCCATTGCTCGGCAACCCGGCGAACGGCATCCTCTTGCTTTTTCAGTTCCTCCTCGGATGCCTTGCCGTCCTGCAGCAGAGTGCCGAAATACTGCGCGGCGGCGGCGGTCAATGCGACCAGTGCAATGGTTCCCAGCGAGATGGGGTTAAGGATCTGAGTAAACGCAGACCCCAACGCACGAATAGGAGACTGCCCAGCCTGCACCGACTGATTGAGCGCCGCGCTGAGCTGGGTTCCCTGCTGGAGCGCGATGATCATGGGGTTCATGCCCATCGCAGCCGTAACGCCGATATCCTGGAATTGCGCGGCAATGTTGCCCACGTTCATGGAGTTCGATGCCAGCGCGGTATTCATCCGGGTCGCAGAAGTCACAACCTGATTTGCAGATGCATTCGCCCCAACGGCCAGCGTTGAGAATGCGCGACCGGATTGCGTCAACCCGGTCTGCATGCTCGAAATCAGCCCATCGAATGTCGCATCGGCGCGCTTGAGATCACGAATATAACTCGTGACATCCGCCTCCATTACGACCTGGACTGTATCCGCCGTCACAGCCATATCAATGTACCTTCACATCCGGCAGATTAAGCGCCGACCATCGGCCCTTGAGTTCATTCAACCGATCCTGCGTCATGGGTTCGGGCTTTTTCTCATCGAGCTTGGAGAACGAACGCATCATGCTCTCCAGTTCGTATAGGCTTAATCTTCCGACCGAGGCCGGGTCAATTCCGGCTCGGAAGAATGCGGCCCGGTAGAGTCCGAAGTCGGTTTTCTCGCCGGGCCGTCCGCTTCCCCCGATTTGGGTGCCTCGGGTAGCTCTGACCATCCGAAGTGGACGGCATTCAGAATTGCGCCGGCAACCGATAGGGTGGACATCGGATCGGTGACAAGATTTCCGGCGGCATCACGCAGCTTGGCCCCGTCAGCCCCCAACTTGAACGGAGAGATCGGCGCGCCATCGACGTAGGTTTCGATCAATCGCTTTGCCGAGACCGCATCGGTGCCGCCGCCGATCAGGCCAAGCCGGATCGTTTCGCGCAGATGCTTGTATGTGTAATCGACCTTGTTGAACACGCGCATGCAGATCCGGCCAATGCCTTCGCCGCATATGTGTTCAAGTTCCTCGATCTGTTTCGCCTTGAGGGCGAACAGGTAAACCCCATCCGCCCATTCAAGGGTGACTTCCGCCGCCAGATTGGTCATGTCGCATATTCCTTACGGGGCGACCGGGCCAAGCGTGTTTGAGCTGGAAGTGAACGACCCGCTGGAATTGATCGCCGTGACGCGCGCGCGGATCAGTGCGCCCTCGTCTGCCGGAACCAGGGTGTAGGTCGATGCCATGGCGCCGGGGATCACAGTGCCATTGCGCGTCCAGCGATGGGTGAAGCTGGTCGGCGTGTTCGTCCATGTGCCATTGGTCACAGTCAGGAGTTCGCCGACCTCGGCAGCGCCGGACAGGACAGGCGCGGCGGTCGGTGCGGGCGCCACGTTCAGCGACACGCGCTGCGGCGCGCCATTGAGCAGGATCGTGGTGGACTGGTTCCAGAGTTGGCCGCGCTCGCCGGTCTGGCCGTATGCCGACATGATGCCAGGCGCAGCCCAGTAGCCATTGGCTTCGGGGTGGTCAGCCGAATTGGTAAGCCAGCGGAAGTTTTTCTCGCCGCCGTTGATGATCCAGTCATTGAACGCATCGAGCGCATCGGTGTCGATCACGCCCGAACCGCCAAGCTGCATCTGCTTAGAAACTTCGGACGAAACCAGCCATGCGGGCAGGGATGGATTATCGCAGTCAGGCACGTTGGTCGAATTGGTCTCGATGTTGACCGTCAGCTCCAGCGACGTAAAGCCGCAAAGGGGCGTGAATTCTTCCGGATCAGCGCCGTCGCCCCAGAGGAGAAGCTGCTCGCCGAAGTCGATGACCTTTGCCAATGCCATGATAGATAATCCCCATCTGGACCGCCGAAGCGCGTCACGGTGTCAAGGCGCGATGTTGCGCTGATCTGGGGAGAGATTAACCGAGTTTGGGTTTAGGGTAAACGGGGATTATCGGGCGACCGAAACCCGGAACGAAACCACCGAATGCCACTTATAGGTTTCCCCAGCCGGAGCATCATTCAGCGGTCCAACCGTACCGATCCACTCATGATCCGCGCGACCGGCGAACCGCAGCGACTTCATCGCCTCAACCACCTGCGCAACCGCGTTGTGGATATTGTCAGTACCCGGACCATTCGAGAATACATGGATATCGACATTGTGCTGCGACCCCGAATAATCCTGACCACCCCACGGCACCGAGAATGCCGAATATCGAATGAATGGCCATGGCGCGTTGGCCGGGGAGTTCTCGGGATAAATCGAGGCAGCGGCAATCAACGCGGTGAGAGGCGCGAACGATTTCAGATGCGATACGGTTTCGCGCCGCACCAGAAGGGAGTTATCGGTTGCCACTGACGACCTCGTAAAGACCAGCCATGTCATCGGCCTGTTTCTGTGTGGCGGGATATTCGCGCCCAGCCTTGAACGCGATCCATGCCCGTTTTCCTGGCACCGGCCAATCGTGATCGACCAGCATGCGGATCACCAGTTTCGGCGTTGATTTCCTGACCATTAGACCGGAACCCCTCGAACGAGCCAGTACGACTTGGCGGGATCCTGCTGCGGTTCGCGCAGGGCATATGTGATGCCACCGATCGTCATGCGACTGTCACCAGTCAACGGACCAGTCACGCCCTTCTGCAGCACGATGAATTGTTTCTCGTTCTGCGAGAATCCCCCTGCCGCGCGGTTCGCCTCGGTGACCATATCCTCCTGCACCTTGACGGCTTGCGTCGTGGTGGTTT